TTAATTACCTCGGATTAATTTGGATTTTTTAGATTGTTTAGATTATAGCATATGATCTATAAAAGGTCAATATGCTGTCTTAGTTTTTGGATTGTTTGATTCATACCATTAAATAATATGCTTATATCAGTGCCATCAGGGAAACCCATTATTTGGACTGATTTCATCAATTCATTTTTCATTTCAACTGCTTTGGGATCATTAGATAAACTCATTCGAGTATACATTACTCGTTGTTTTTCTAATAAATCACTTAGCATATCAATGTGTTCTAATTTATCTTCACGACTTAATACACCATATGATGCTGCATTCTGATAAATTTCACGTTGTAATTCGTTAATTTCTTTTAATTCTTCCTGAATGATTTCAGAGTCGAAAAATTCACTCATTTACAATATCCCTTAAGATTTTTTTAAATTGAAACACATTAATATTTAGGAAAGGTTTATACTTCTTTATTTTTAAACTTACGGTTTCCCATACAGGGTCTAATAGTTTCTTATCAAATTTTATTCCGAAACAAAATACTATTTCCAATATCGTAAGCGTTTCGAGCGAGATCTCTCCACCCAGATATTTTTTTAGAACCAATGGATGGCCCTTCGAGCAACTGAATACTTCGTCTAAGTTTTTGTTGGACATTAATTCGTTTAACTGTTCTTTGAACAAGTATGTCAAACTCTGTTGTCTTCTCATCCATTCTGAATAATTTCTTTCTCCAGAATTTATTATTTCTCCAATCCATAAATTTTGTGGTGTGTCAGTAGATACGAAATTTGATAAAAGAAAATCTTTAATCTCTTGGTCAGAATACTTTCTAGAAGTTTTTTCAAACCAATACTTATCCTTTCTTTTATTGAATGATGTCATTGTAGCACGAGACTTACCTCCATACTTAAAAAAGTCATATTTACGGTTAGTAAAATGACTCTTCATAGAAAGATAAGTTTGATAAGTCTCAAATGGGGTCACTTTCGTCTTCAGCATTTTCTTCAGTTTCAAATTCAGTAATAGCATCAATAGGAACTTCTGCTTTTCCTATACGATACCAATGAATATCTTCCCCTGTTTTTTCACTTGGACGTAATCCAAGATATTCAAGGTCAGGCATATTATAATCACGCAATATCGCTTGTAAACGATAATGCAATAATTCAATTTGAGTTGGCATTACAAAGGTAATTTTGCTCTTGATGTAGGTTTCATAAAATTAAGACGAGTTGCGTCCCATTTTAATCTTTCTTTCAAAGGTTTTGAAATAAGTTTAGATACTGATTCTACCTCAATGTTATTATTTTCACAATAGTAACATATTGCATCGATATAATTGAAGTCATTTTCAGAAGCAACAATTTTTTCGATTTCCATAGCAAACTTTTGAGGAGTGAGAAACTTACTTTCTATAGCCTTTTCTAATTCTTTATTCGGATCCATAGAGTTGTAGTTTATCGTTAATAAATTTTTTGATGTATTTGCTGAGAAGTTTGATGTACTTTGCTTTGTCGTATTCTTCATAGATTACGCATTCTCCATTTTCACAAGCCATAATGATAACAAGTTTCTTAATTGAGATACCTGTTAGTTCGTAAAGCATGCAACCATATGCCATACATTGAACAAAGTAGTGTTCAACCCACTCTCGTGGTTTAGGTTTTTTAGAAGTCTTAAAGTCTATTATTGCTAGTTCACCGTCATATTCAGCAATACAATCAACGGTTCCAGCAATACCTAATTCTTTACTATAGAGTGAACCCTCTAAAGCGTGAATATTATTTATAAGTTTGAGTTTCCCCTTCGAGATCTTAAATAAGAAATCTGATATAGGAGGAACTTCAGGAAGATCATCATTTTTTAAATAATGCTCTGTAAGAGTATGCATATCAGTACCACGTTTGGTTGCTGCCTTCGTGATCTTATCTGCTTTCTCGTTACCAACCTTTTTACGCCAATTAACAAAGATTTCTTTATTAAAGTGACTAGTAACAGAAGTAATAGAAACTAACTTAATTAATTCTTCTTCATCTGGAACGGAATAATAACGAACTCCATCTATAGTCTCCCTCGATAATTTGGGGAGTTTTAAATCAACATGAGTAAACATTAAAGACCGTTCTCAAGTTTTGCAATGATATATTCTTTAACAAGTCCAGAACGAACTATGTCATCTATACCAAACTCTATTATACCAAAAGATGGCATTTTACGCAAGATGTTCATAAAATCAACAATTCCATTACGATCATTTGTTTTAATTAAATCTGTTTGACTTGCATCACCACAGAACATAATCTTACTATTCTCTCCAATACGAGTAATAATAGAATCTAGTTCGTGGAAATTAAGGTTCTGAAACTCATCTACAATCACGATAGCGTTGTCTAAAGTAGTTCCACGGATAAATGAGGTACTCCAAAACTTAATGCTCTCCTGTGCCTTTAAGTTGCCATAGAGCATCTCAAAATCTGCATCAGAAGGCATCTGAAACATATACTTCACCATATTCTTATATGGAATCTGGTAAATATCTGCCTTATCTTCGTGGTCACCAGGCAAGAACCCAATCTCACGAGTAGATACCAAAGAACGAACCAAATAGATTCTTTCATATGGTGTCTTATCATTTAATACTTCATTCAATGCATTATAAAGAGAGATGAAGGTTTTACCTGTACCAGCAGTTCCATATGCAACAATGTGCTTACCTTCATTATAAAAATCAAATAACTTTTTCTGATTGTCAGTTATTGGTTCTATATTCAGAAGATAGTTTGTATTAATTGGTTTCTTTCTTTTTGCTTGTCTCGTAGTCAAACCCACACCAATGGGTTGATCACCATCAGTTTTCTTTTTTCTAGGCATAATATTTACTTAGATTTTTTAGGAGCATCATAGGAAGAATCATATTCCTGAGTGGAATTGATACCATTTTTCTTTGCTAATCTGGCAGAAATACCACCTGATTTATCAGCTTTCTTTAGTATCTCTCCCCATCCTGGATTTTTATTAACAAGTTTATCTTTCCAATCACCTATAGTTTCAAGTCCTAGAGATGGAGAATTTTCAGGAGTAAAAAATCTTTCCCAATCAGGATTATCAGTTTTCCACTGATCCCAATCATGAACACTCATTACCACTTCCTTCTCTTCACCAGTTTCTTTGTTTATAACAGGGTAAGTTGCCATTACTTTTTCCTCACAGGTACTTCAATTGTCCACGATGGTGATTCTAATTTAACCATCTTAAACTGTTGTCTATTTTTCTCATAGGTTTTAGCAGGTTCATCACCAGCAGTCTCACCATAATGATTGTCATTTATATCTAGGTAATCTAAAACTGCCTCATCAACCATTTGATAAAGAGTATCCCAAGTTAAAGTATCTCTTAATCCAGTTGCGATACGATCAATATCAGTTCCATCTAGATACTCACCCTTACATACCTTTTCTGAATAATCTCCATATTGCGAAATAAGTTTTGCTCTAATCTCTACCAACTCATTAAGGTTGATAGAGATTTTAATGTCATCATTAATTGCCATAGTTAAGTCCACTCAAGTGCTTCTGATACTGCAGGAAATTGTTCGGCAAATATCCTTCTACACTCATGTGCAATGTCCATATGCTCTTTCTGTGTACCGTGTGCTGATCTCAAATTAATGTAGTGAATCCAAGAACGGCACGAACCAGTCATATACAAACGTGTTGGTGTTGCAAGTGGAAGCACAAACCTTGCACATTCCTTTGCAACTCCACGATCAAGCATCTTATTATATAAGTTCATTGAGGACTCAAATAACTTCGTCATTTCTAGTTGAAAGTCTTGTACAAGAAACTCGTCCAAGTCATCCGTAGAGTTCTGCCTGTTCTTTGTGTCTTGCTTGCGGAGTTTCGGCAAGGGTATTGTGTCATCTAAGAGTTTTGTATCAGCATATCTCTGTGAAAACTCCTGATATGTGAAGCTCCTATGCCTTAAAATTTGGGCCGCTAATCCCCTCGTAGTCTCGATTTCAAGAGTCATAGAGGATTGTTCAAATACTGACCAATGATTATGTTTAATACAGTACTTCAAGAGTCCCGAATACTTCTCATTTTGCTGATTGGAAGGGTTTGATACCCTAGCGATATACGCCATCATCTTCTCAGCATCAGGTGTGATACTTACAAATTTAACATTCATTTGCCGAATCCTTTAGAGTTTTTTGTATCCACAGCATTTAGTTCTTCTTTTATCATTCTTAACTGTGATTTCATCAGTTTCATTTCTTCATCCGAATATAGATAATCCTTCTCAATTAATCTTTCAAGCATTTTTATGAGCCTTCTCGCTCTATTAGTCTGCGTATCCATCATCGTCATAGTAAAGTTCATCATAGTCGGTAAGAGGCGATTCATATTCCTTTGAATGCTTATATGCATCAACATCAGAATAAACCTCTGCTTTAAGAGAGTCAACTAATAGTTCTAAATTACGAACTATTAATTTTAATTTTTCTCTTTCCATAAAAATATTTTTATTTTAATTATTATAACATAAAAAAAGGAGGGTAGCAACCCTCCTTTATATTCTAACTGCAAGGAATTGCCTTGCTTGTAACCTTGAGTCCACGATACATTAAATCGTGTCTGTTACGCTTTTGTGATTCTTCAATCACTGATGCGTTGTACTCTTCAGTGTCATACTCGACACCACGGTAAGTGACTTTTGCCATTGGGTTTCTCCAAAGTAGTAGGGATTTTACTCCGTTCCTTTAGTCAACTTTTACGTCCCACTTACATCCCTGATCAGAACTCATCTTTATCTGCTGAACTAATTCAGCACGATTTTCTGTAGAAGGTGATATTCGAGAAATAATTTCCTCGGCACTTTCACAAGATAAGAGAGTAGCAATTAGAAATTCCATTAGGATGAACGATTCCGTTCCGAGTCGGCTTACTTGCGTCCTCCAGTCGAAGGGAGGATGAACGATTGTGTTCCCCTTC